CAAATAAATCTTAGTGATGATAGAACCTTTGAAGGTTGGAAACATGAAAATTGATACACATATGGAAACAAAAAGTTATAAAATTTCAGATTCTGGATATAATCCAAAGATTCAGATAACAACAGGAGCATTTAGTACAAAATATTTTCATGAAAATTCTGCAGTTAAAAATACAACTGCTGAAATTATGAAAAATAGAACTATAACTATATCTAACACAATAAAAAAAATATAGTTTCTAAATTGACACTAATAGAATAAAATGAGGATATTTATGGCAATATTCTCATTTTATACTTATTAATCTTTCGTTATAGAAACATTCATATTACGCACAATCCTTTATATAATTGCAAAAGTAAGAATAGACATTTTTTTAACATTCCACACATGTAAAAGCTAATTTTCTTAGTAAGTTTGTGTCAATACATAATCAAATAAATACTTTTCTACTATCTTAGCCATTATGTTTACTTTAATATTTTTTCAGTCTATCATTACCACCTGTTCAAGAAATTCCGGTAATTCTACTTCTAATGTACGTTGCCCATTGTAATAGGCATTAATATCTATAATATATATCTTATTCAGTTTTGTAATATTTTTCACCCATTCAAAATATGGACGTAAATGGGCTGCAATAGATGCTATATCACGAACTTTTTCAGTAAGAGATATAACCAATACAAGAATTCCACTTCTTTCATTTCTAAGAAAATGAGCAGCTTTTATCATATCACCAACAAAAGTTTTTCTAGAACTACCACTCTCGAATTCAAAAATTATGTACTCTTTTTCTTGATAAAGAACATAGTCCGGTCTATAGCCATAAGCAATTTCTTTACCGTCAGAATATTTTCTATAATTTTTGTATTTATGTTCCAAACGTTTAAAATCCTTATCCTTCATAGCTAAAAATATATATTATTTTATTCTATTTACCCAATATCCTTTAGCTGGCTTTCCCTCGATTCGTTTAGTTCCAGATTCTAGTTCAACCCATTTTTTTAAGTCCGTAGGCTTCTTCATTCCAAATTGTTGTGCAATCGCCTTCAGTTCCTTAGAAGGCATAAATGTACCAACCGTTAATAATGTTTTTAAGCGTTGACCAATATCACTATCAGCACAAATATTCTCTTTTTTTAAAGCTTCAAGAGCAACTTTTACAGCCTTCATACTTCTTAATTTTTTCACCTGTTCTACTCCCAATTTACACAAAGCGTCTCTTATGAAAGGATATTCTTTTTCAATGCCCTGTTTTACTTCAATATCCAAACAATATTTCATATCAGCATACAAGATAAATGTTTCCAAGAATGTAGGCTTCTTAGAAGCAGACTTTATAAAGTTGTTATCTAATTGCACCCATTCCACTTTGGAATGTAACATACCCGCCCTCTCATATTCAACAACTAAATCTTTCTGTGAACAATATATGCTATCCATTAATCTATAATTATAGAGTGCGACTTTAGCTACCATATCATTAACAATAAACTTATCATTTTTTTCATCATATTTGAGAAATGAGGATTTACTTAAGTCTGACTTTTGTTGCTTTCTTGCTCCTTTCGAAAGTTGGTTATATGCGGTAACTCTTTCTTTAGCATATTCCAGTTCTTCTTCTATCTCCTTTTTTGCCTTTTCATAATCACTATAGTAGTCACTTGGTCTTGTATTAAAAATATGAACGACTAAATTCCTAAACGGATTATTCGTGTTTCTTATTCTCCCTGCAATTTGGGGAATATCCATATCAACGCTTAATAGAGTATGTTTATTATAAATATTACTTACCACGTAACATATACCTGTTTCAGAATAAAAATCCACTCCTTCAAACGATTTGGAAGTTATGAAATTAAATTTCTTTGGTGCATCCGTAGAACTAGATATTCGATATTCACCTAATGTCTTGCGGTTCTTGGCTTCATCAGCACAAATAATTCTGCAATCATCATTTGTAAGATGAGTATGTTCCAATATTTTCTTTATATCTGTGACACTGTTTATAAAGAAGTAAGCTTCGTATGATTTAAGTTCACCTCTTTCGATATATCCCTGTCTCCGATACGTTTCAATAAGCTTTGCAGCAAGCCAATAGGGCTTATTAGTTTGATAAGGTAGAATCATTAAAGGCTCTATATGCTCCCAATCAGCAATATATTCTTCCACGTCTTTTAAAGCATCCGGTTTAAAATCCATAGCAATAGGAGTGGCAGACATAAAACAATATGATTTAAACTCATTAAAATGTTCCAATACTCCTTCTACGGCTTCTTTTCTATAAGAATATATTTTCAAGAGGTTATGATATTCGTCAACTAATAACCTATACTCTTTGGGAGTAAGAAGAGAAACTAGAGAAGGTATCTTATCATAAGTGCACATTATCTTTTTCGCTCCTTCTTTAGAAAGATATGCTTTCAGTTCTTTCTTCAACGTAGGAGTGAATGTACCATACAATCCGAAAAGATTTCTAACCGGACTCAATCCTGCCTTTCTATTTTCAGCCTTCCACACAATACTATTTCCGTTCTCATCTTTAGGTGGATAACACTTATTTTCTATTAATTCAGTGGTAGGAACTGCAATCACATAATTCTCACCATTTTTAAGAGCAATTGTTGTTCCGCCACAACCAGTGACTACCTTATTAAAGATACAATTATGAGGAAGGTCTTCTAAATCAAGAAAGCCGTCATGTTCTTGGATTTCTAGTTTTTTCATATCTATTATTCTGAAAAAATTGTAACGCTATCATCGACTACAAAATTAATACTTTATAAATACCTGTACTACTATTTTCCTGACTTTCCATATTTTTTATATAGCTATAATCTGCAAAAAAATGTAACACACATTTTTGAAAGTAGAAATATAGATATTCTTGAAATTTATCTGTAATGTTATCGGACAGGGAGAAATATGAATTATATTTCAACTTTTACTAAAATATTTCTTGCATACTCCACACAAAAACATAATTGCCGAATAACCCAGCATTACAAAATGAAAAATTATATATAGACTCAAAAATCGTATTTTACCCCTATTTTAGAGTCTAAACTCAATCCTCTAGCCTATTATAGGCTTGAAAGGTAATGATTCATACCTATTTTAAACTGACATCTTCATTTTTCAGTAAATTATCAGATACCGTTCTTGCCTGTTAAGGCTATATTCTTTATTTTTGCAGTCCATAATCAAGATACTGAAAAAGCTTGCGTCAGAGTTTTTATATGTTTTGATTTATGGACAAGCTAAATATTCGGAAGTCTGTTTTTATCTTAAAAAAAATTATCAACATGTGATTTTAAACTATTGAAAATTAGATAGTTATATCAAAAAAATGTGATATACAATAAAATCAAAGTATAATTTTTTAATGATAATAATATAAAGAAAAATGTTTTAGCTGCTGATAATCAGCAAAGTGTAGAAGTTGTAAACGGTGGTAATTCACAAGTAGTAACTCGTAAAGCTTCCAAGAAGAAAGAACCCTTTCACGCTGTAAGAGAGAAAGCTGCGAACCTCTATCGAAAGCAACTGAACCAAGGTGTTGACACAATGAGAAAAGCGATTGAGTACGCTCTGAACCAAGCCTCTATTGAATATAACCAAAACCGTTTCTTGGCGGATTACGGGAAATTGGTAGAAAGGCTCTTGGATAGTAAAAGTTTTGAGAAGGATTGTAAAAAGTTTAACTTAGAACCGTTCCACGCTGCAACTCATATCGTCTTTGACGGTGTGAAACAGTTGAACACTGTCCTCGAAAATGGTTTGGAAACTGTTTACGGAAGCCGTTTAACGGAACTCAAGGAAGCAGTGTACTCGAAAGAAGAACTTGATGCAGCATTAGGATACACAATTGCTGCCTAATAACTTCCCCCTCTTGCCTGACGCTTTAGCAAGGGGGGGATTTTATTTTTAAAAAGATGCTTTATTCTTCACAATTAAATGTGTCCATTAGTTTATCCATTTCTTCGCCTATACACTTATCAACCAATTTAGCATAGTGTTCAGTCATTCGTGTATTAGAATGTCCCAACATCTTGGATACCGCAATTAATGATATATTATTTGCCAAAGTAACAGTACTCGCAAAAGTATGGCGGGCTGTATGATAGGTTATTCGTTTATCAATATGACACAAAATAGCTATATCTTTCAAATAAAGATTTATATCTTTAGCTGAATATATAGGTATTAAAGTATCTCCACCAGAATACTTATCAATTAACATCTTAGCACTTGGCAATAATGGAATACGAGCAAGTACACCCGTCTTAATCCTTTTCTTCTTAATCCATATTCTTCCTTCATTATCACGTTCCAAATGTTCAGCTCGCAAAGTCTTAACATCAACATAGGACAAACCTGTATAGCAAGCGAATAAAAACATGTCTCTAGTCCTTTCAAGTCTTGGTAAAGGAGAATTGAAGTTTATAATTCTACGCAATTCATCTTCATTCAGAAAATCGGGAGACACCTCTTGTCTCTCTAATTTGTACGCTGCAAAAGGATTAAATGCTATCTTATTATTAGCAACTGCACGATTTACCACTTTCTTTAATAATGCTAAATACTTCACCGCTCCATTATGAGATAGCCCATGTTCTGATAATAGCCATATACGAAATTCCTCTATAAAATCACGGTTCAATTCTCTTAGAAACATATCATCCCGATGATACTTGAATTGAATAAAATTCTCTAAGAGTGACAATCCATGTTTTGAATTAGCGTATGTCCCCTTAGAGACTCCACAACCAATCTGTTTGTACTGTATCTCATTATGCTTTCTATAAACACTAAGTATAGTTTCTTCTTTTATTAATTCCACCTTATTTAATAGTGCATCACGAAGTAATACAGCGGTTACAGCAAAACCATGCTTTACCAATTTTATTTCCTCTTCATAAATCCGCACTCTTAAATTTTTAAGAAATTCATTTAAAGCCGTGGCTTCTGAATTTATACCACGTACGCACTGTTTATCTTTATTCCAACTTTCTAATATCACTAACTTACCAGTAGAAAATACAGTACGTTCTTCTCCCACAGATATTAATACCTCAATAGGTGCTTTACCTGCTTTATTCACTTTACTTGCTCTAACAGTAAATGACAATGTATAATTACTCTTATTTATCATACTCTATTATTTGTGACGTCACAGTGACGGAACTGATAAATTACCGTCACCAATATACATCTAGTTAATAAAAACAAGAGCATAACATATTATATAATAGCAAATTACAGCATATTGTATATTTCTAAACCGTCACGAGTTTATGTATGACCGACACAATGGGTCGTATGCACTCAGATGCTCAGTTCGCTGGTTCTTCATCAGTTCCTGCTCACGTAGAAATGATGGGATTCCTGGGAATTGGTAACAACCCGATGGTAGGTTGTACAGTAGCTTGTGCTGTT